GGCGGGAAGTCTGATACGGGACACACGCATAGTTATGCCGCCACTAATCACACGCATAACTACGCAGCTACCAATCACACGCATAGTTATGCCGCCACTAATCACTCGCATGATGATGACTATTATACCGAGAGTGAAACTGATTCGTTGCTAGACGCTAAGTCCGATACGGGACACACGCATAGCTATGCTGCCACTAATCACACGCATAACTATGCTGCTACCAATCACACACATAACTATGCGGCTGCTACTCACACTCACGCCTACCTCCCTACAACCGGAGGAGCCATAACCCAAGATACTGATGCCCTACTCATAAAGACGTCAACAAACGGCGCAGGGGCTGACATAGCGTTTAGTGATCACCAGAGTGGCAGCTATTCCCAAAAAGGGAGGATCAACTTTTTTCACAGTGACGCCCAGTCTTATGGCAGTGGTTCTGCTTTCATACTAAACTCCACCGAAGCCACTACTACCATTCTAGCTGATGGTAAGCTGATGTATAAGGAGGGGATTTACAGCAAACCCAGTACCGGTACAGGAGCAGGGACACGAAAAGATGCTAACTGGGACACAGCTTACGGGTGGGGGGATCATGCTTCTGGGGGCTATGCTGCAAGCAGTCACACGCATAACTATGCGGCCAGTAATCACACGCATAACTATGCAGCCAGTAATCACACGCATAACTATGCGGCTGCTAGTCACTCGCACGATAGTGACTATTATACCGAGAGTGAAACTGATACGTTACTAGCCGGGAAGTCCGCTACGGGTCATAATCACAATTCCGAGTATTACACTCAGGCCGCCATAGTCCTCCAATTGGCTACGAAGTCCGATTCGGGTCACACTCACTCTGCCTATGTCACCAACACAGAGTTAAGCAATGAGCTGGATGCACTAATTGATGCTGCACCAAATGCATTGAATACCCTCAACGAACTGGCCGCTGCGATTGGTGATGATGCAGACTACGCCACGACGGTGACTAACGCGCTCGCCGCTAAGGCTGATACGGGACACACGCATAGTTATGCCGCCACTAATCACTCGCATGGTGACCTCTATTATACCGAGACTGAAGTGGATTCGTTGCTAGACGCTAAGTCCGATACGGGACACACGCATAGCTATGCAGCTACCAATCACACGCATAACTATGCGGCCTCTAATCACACGCATAACTATGCAGCCAGTTCTCACTCGCACGATAGTGACTATTATACCGAGAGTGAAATGGATACGTTGCTCGGCGGGAAGTCTGATACGGGTCACACGCATAGCTATGCTGCCACTAATCACACGCATGGTGACATCTATTATACCGAGACTGAAGTGAATAATGCGTTGGGCTTTAAGATGCCCTATACCGGAGGAACCTTCAGTGGGACAGTTACCGTTGACGCAATGATGTCCGTCAACGAGGATATACATTTAGGAACAGGCACAGGAGAACAGGCTAGGCTACTAATAAGGAAGACCGATAACAACGTCTCGGATCACGTTTGCTTTTATAATGGTACGACCAGAATGGGCGAAATCGGTTGTCACGACACCACTTGGTTAAGGATCAATCAAACAACAAATAAGAACATCTACACACCCCGCTATATACGTGCTGATGGTGGCTACTTTGTTGATGGCACATCCAAGGGAATCAATGGCTCAGGAAACTTTTTTGGGGGAACCATAACGGGAGCCTCCGATGCGAACGTAAGTCAATGGGATACAGCTTACGGGTGGGGCAATCATGCTTCTGGAGGCTATGCATCCAGTTCTCACTCGCATAGTTATGCCGCCACTAATCACTCGCATGATGATGACTATTATACCGAGAGTGAGGTGGACACGCTCATAGCACTGAGGGCTAGTATGTGGCATAACCATAGTGGCACTTACAACGAGACTATAGGGGTTGACACAGATGTAGATACATCCGGTGCGACCGTCATTGACAATATCTACATGACCGATGGGGTCATCACTGCACATGGAACCCGTACCCTAACACTGGCCGATCTCGGCTATACGGGAGCGACCAATGCCACCTACAACGCTGCATATACCGCCGGTACTGGGATGTCTCTGGCTGGTTCCGTATTCTCTTGTACCGTTCTTAATACATGGAGAAGTGTCAGTGACTCTGTAGCAAGTTCTTCCTCCTCGGTTGCTGCTTCAAGTAAGGCAGTTAAAAGTGCTTATGACCGCTCATGGCCTAATACTACCTATACCGCCGGTACTGGGATGTCTCTGGCTGGAACCACATTCTCTTGTACTGTTACTAATACTGATACTACCACTTGGAACGGTATGCAAAACGTCAGCGCACTGACTGCCCTCCCATAATCATGGCTCTTGCTAGTTCAGATTTGTTGTTAGTTGAGCGTAGTAATACGGTCTACAAGGAAACCTTCGGGAACCGCGCAAACATCGATGACACCGACCTAATCTTGGTTGAACGGAGCAACACATTATATAAATGTGCATGGTCTGATTGGGATGATGGCGGTGGTGGTGGTGGAGGCAGTGGTGGTGGGGGTATTCACGGCTGGGCATCTGGCACGGGTGCTTATACGCCAACAATGAACTTTAACTACACCACTTCCACTGCGGACTCCACCACTGCATACTCGGTACTTGGGGCAACAATGTCGGTGACTGGTGGTGATAATTCCGGAACGTGTGAAGGGAACCTATACCTCGGCCTTCGCATGAGAGGGTCAACCTCCTATTTCCACGACTTGTGTGTTAGCCACGTTCAAATCCTTAGTAGTAGCACCACGTACCGAACGGACTCCAGTTTCCCTAATGGCTACGACTGGGCCTTTGGTAACACCTCTAACTCATCAGGTTGTGGGGAGTGGCAGCGAGCTAGTAGTATTTCAACGTGGAGCACTGACCCCTCCACACTAACTTACGACGTAGCAGGAAGCTTCAATGTCACAAACGGTCTCTGGAGTCGAGCAAGCGGCACAGGCTCTAGCAACACCGGGGCAGCCGATGGAACCTATAGTCCCAGTGTATATAGTGGCGGTGGTGGGAGCATTATCCAGTCTACTGGGACTGTCGGACAGGAACAAGGTTCTTACTTTCTCTATACCGAGACGAGTGGAAGTGGATGGACAATAGGCACTTCTGCTCTCTGGTTGAAGAGTCCCACTATAACAGTCAGTAACGGCGATTATCTACGGATGCTCTATTGCGGTGTTGGTGGGTCTTCATCCTCGAATGGCTTGGGGGCTTGGTTGCAGAATGCGTTCTACCTAGTTTTCAAATGAGCACCCCAGTTAGTACCGACCTAATAATGGTCGAAAGGAGCGGCACAGTCTACAAGGAGACCAAGGCCAACTATGACACGGCTGTCGGTGGTGGTGGTGGTGGCGGTGGTGAGGAAGATGCTGAATATGGTGTCGCTATACAATTCTGCTGGGGGCAGCTCACCGCTGGCTACCACTCAAGCGGAACCTCCAAACACGATGGTGGGACAATGTACTATCTGCGTACGGATTCAGCGGGAACCTACTACCTCTCTTCTAGTGCTACTTCTTCTCAATCCTACAGACCGGGAACACAGCTAAAAATTGATGGGACTTGGTACACAATTAACACTTGGGCGAACACCACCAGTGCTACACAGCCGGGGCCGGTTAATGTTTACTACAGGAGACAGGTCATGTCTTGGGCATTCTCGCCATCCGAAGTGGCTACCGCAACCGGTGCAGAGAGTGGCTCCATTCAGGGTCTCAAGATCAACATCGCCGCACTACCCAGTTCGAGCTACAACTCGTTCCCAGATTTCCAGATAGGAATGAAGTTGATCTCTGGTGGAAACAACACCTCTAACTATAGCGGAACTAGTGGTGGCTCCTATACTCAAGTCTACTCCGCTGACCCAAAAGTTTGGGGCGGCACAAGCTGGCAGGGGGTTGATTTTTCTACAAACATAGCATGGACTTGAGCGTATATTACATGGATGGAACTGGACAAACTTTTAGAGCAGGGAATCTCGGTGGTGGCACTACTGGGAGTCAGTTATTATGTAGTCCGGTTAACCAATTTTCTCTTCACCAATTTAACAGGATCACTCGATGAGCACAAAAAAATCACCATTGCTCTCATTGATGGTATCAACCAACTGCGAGGCGAGCTTAATGCCCTCAAAATCGAACTGGCTGAACTTAAAGAGCAGCACCGGAATTATCATGACCTATTTATTATTAGTGATCGCCACATCGACAATCGGCTGTCAAAACGTAAGAACCCTTGACGTAGGATTCTCAGGGTTGGACATAGAGTACTGGGAGCCGCCTCCAATCACCATAATCACAAACCAAATAACCGCACCACGGCTCATGCAACGAGGAGAATAATGGCACTACGCGGACTATACAAATCAGAGGCATACGCTGACACCACAGGGTACTACCGCATCAACGAGGTACACTCGCAGTACGAGAAGAATCACGGTGAGAGTGGCTCAGAAGTAGCGATACAGTTTCAGGTCGAAGCCTTTAAGGATGGCTCGGATGAACTACTGAGTAATGACTGCAATAGAGAGGCCAATGAATGCATATGTCATGTGTTGTCTGGCTGCACGAATGAGTCAGTGGGGAACCTCGTCGATAAGGCTTATGCTTACCTCAAAACACTACCCCATTTTTCCGAAGCCGAGGATTGCTAAACTAGCGACGTTGCTATAGACTTTCCCGGTCTCGTTATGAGAAAAACATCGAAGAGAAAACAAGGAATAATAGAGATGGAATCGACCAAACAAGAAGAACAACAACCAGAACCAATCGCTGCATCACCCTGCTGTGTCCCAACCAAAGCAAAGGAGGAAGCGGGGAGGGCTTTACAGGAGCTATATAACGCATCCTGTATGGCGCAGCTCTCTGCTCCACAGCATGAGGGCCTCCGTAAGAAGGCAGAGTATGTGGCAGGAGTACTCCAAGGTATAGGCGTCCCGCCACAACCTACAGTGAGTGTGCAGTAGGTAGTGACGTGGAGGACATTATTAAGATTTTTATGGTGAACGGTACAGTGATGGGTGTCGTAACTCTTACTGAGATCGAATTGATCCTGAAGATCACGCTCCTCCTCGTGACAATATGCTGGACAGTAGGGAAGGGGATAAACGAATGGGAACGAGTACGAAGACGAAAGAAGAGAAGCTAGGCAACCTCTTCGATCTGGTCTGTGATGACCTCACTGACCGGATAGGTAGCGGGGAGGCCACCTCAACTGACCTTAACGTGGCTAGGCAGATGCTCAAAGATAACGGCATCACCGCCAGTCCCGTCGAGGCATCACCACTGGCTGGACTCATCCAAGCACTTCCATTTCCTTCATCTGAAGACGTTTCCTCGGTAAAGGCGGGTAAGTGACCCCATCCCACTAGAAAAGCCCTTAGAGGGCCATTCTGAGCCAATGGAGGGTATCGAACAGGTACGAGACTTCCGGAACTTCCTGTATGTGACATGGAAGCATCTTGGGTTGCCCGACCCGACTGCCACTCAGTACGATATTGCTGGGTATGTGGACAGTGGGATTAGGCGGTGCTGCATACAGGCTTTTCGAGGGGTAGGGAAGAGTTGGATCACCAGTGCGTATGTCTGTCACCAGCTCCTCCTGAATCCCTCCATGAATATCCTCGTGGTGAGTGCCAGTAAGACCCGTAGTGATGACTTCTCCACCTTCACACTTCGCTTAATCAACGAGATGCCGATCCTGAAGCACCTCGTACCGAGGGAGGATCAACGGAGCAGTAAGATCGCCTTCGATGTCGGCCCAGCCCCAGCGGCTCACGCACCCTCTGTTAAGAGCGTAGGGATCACCGGCCAGTTGACCGGATCGAGAGCTGATCTGATCGTGGCCGATGACGTGGAATCACTGAACAATTCCCTCACTCAGCAGATGCGGGATAAGATTCAGGAGACCATCAAGGAGTTTGATGCAGTACTCAAACCGGATGGAAGGATTGTCTACCTTGGCACTCCCCAAACGGAGATGAGTATATACAATGTATTACCAGAGCGTGGTTATCAGATACGGGTTTGGCCAGCACGGGTTCCCACTGAGAAAACCAAGCTGGCTTACGGCGAGCGACTGGCCCCATATATTGTCGAAAAGAGCCTCATCCAACCGGAGGGTACTCCCATCGATCCACAGCGGTTCGATGACGTAGATTTGCAGGAACGGGAAGCCTCCTATGGGAAGAGTGGCTTCGCCCTCCAGTATATGCTCGATACCAGCCTGAGCGACGTAGGGCGGTATCCCCTGAAGCTGTCTGATCTGATCGTTCACCCACTAGACAAAGACGTGGCCTCACCGAAGCTCACTTGGGCCTCATCGCCTGAGTGTGAGTGGCGAGACATTGAGAGTGTTGGCTTGGGCCATGACCGCTACTACAGGCCAATGGAGGTCGCCTCTGATCACCAGCCGTACACCGGAGCTGTGATGTCTATCGATCCCGCTGGTATGGGTAAGGATGAGACCGCCTACGCCATTGTGAAGATACTGAACGGCCAGCTATTCCTAGTGGACTCTGGAGGGTATCTCGGAGGCTACACGCCTGAAATCCTGAAAGCTCTCGGCCAGAAGGCGAAAGACAATAAAGTGAATGAGATCGTTGTTGAAAGTAACTTCGGTGACGGGATGTTCACTCAGTTACTGAAGCCAGTCCTCTCAGGAGATATTTCCTATCCTTGCACCATCGAAGAAGTAAAACACAGCATTCAGAAGGAGAGACGAATCATAGACACTCTCGAACCTGTGATGAACTCTCACAGACTGGTGGTTGACCCGTCAGTTATTCGGTCAGACCTTCGCTTGTTGGGAGTGTTATCAAAGGAGGATAATTTCACTGATACAGAACAGCGAGCATCCCTTGTAGGTAGTAACCAATTGTACCAACTGTTCTATCAGATGTCGAGGATTACTTTCGATAAAGGATCACTTCGTCATGATGACCGGCTGGATGCCCTAGCGATTGCTGTCGGCTATTGGGTGGAACACATGGAGAGCCATATCGAGAGAGGGATCGAGGACTACCGGGAGCAGAAGATCGAGCAGGAGCTGGAGAGGTTCATGCAGTCTCACGATAGGCTGTGGGGAGGCCCGACAGCGAAGGCTGAGACGTGGATGTGAAGGGTTTTACATTGATTGAGCTGATGGTGGTATTGGTGATTATATTGTTATTGGTTTCGTTAATGCTTCCGACGTATGCAAGGGCGAAGCTGGAGGCACAGCGGGTGTCGTGTCGAGTGGTTTTAAGGTCGTATGTGGTGGGTGTTCGCAGTAACGGCAAGGGGTTAGTGATCGAGATACCAGAGGAGGCTAACTGTATGGACTGTCATGGTGGGTCTCCATGAGCTAACACATGAGCTGTTAGGTGTATCATCCTCCTCACACATCCCTCATAAAGGGGTCATACGAGGCCACAAAGGGGTCACCAAAAGCTCCCTTATTAAATATAACACCCTGAGACCCAAAAGAGAGACATAAAGGCACAAACAGGTGGGCTGTATTAGCTGTCCTTATGGAGGCCAAGAGGAGCCAGCCTCACGTTAACGCTACAGAGTGAGACACAAGTTCCCAAGTAAATATAACATTTATTGTTCTTTATCACAAAAGGGTGACACACAAAGGGGCAGCCAAAAGCTCTCGTATTAGTTTTCCTTTT